AAATTTAAGATATGCCCAGGGACAGGTTTTCAACTGCGATAAACGATTTCGTGTCCTCGTAGCTGGCAGAAGATTTGGAAAATCCTATTTATCCTGTATTGAACTACTTCGTGGAGCGATTGATCGACCAGGGGAGACATATTTTTACTGTGCACCGACATATCGCATGGCAAAAGACATTGCATGGAAAGAATTGAAGAGATTAGTGCCTCGATTATGGATAAAAAGCAAAAATGAGACAGATTTGAGGATTGAATTGATTAATGGATCGACAATCGAGTTAAAAGGAACAGAAAATGCGATGGCATTGAGGGGAAGAAGTCTTTCGGGGGTGGTATTGGATGAAGCAGCATTTATGGATCAGGGGGTGTGGTCAGAAGTTATAAGACCAGCTTTGGCAGATAAACAGGGGTGGGCTTTATTTATTTCTACTCCTGATGGAACTGCAAGTTGGTTTTACGATATGTGGTGTTATTGCGGAGAAACTGAGCGAGATGATTGGCAAAGGTGGAGTTTTACTACGATTGAAGGGGGAAATGTAAAAGAAGAAGAAGTCGAAGCAGCTAGAGGGCAGTTAGATGCGAGAACATTCAGGCAAGAATTTGAAGCTAGTTTTGAAAATCTTACTGGTTTAGTCGCTGTTAGCTTTAGTGATGACAATATTTCTAAGGAAGTTGAAGATTTACATATGATGCCTTTGTTAATTGGGCTAGATTTTAACGTTGATCCTATGGCAGGAATTTGTGCGGTAAAGCATAATGACTGTCTTTATGTGTTTGATGAAATCATGTTGACGGGTGGGGCAACAACTTGGGATTTTGCAGAAGAGGTTGTAAGGCGATATGGAGTAGATCGAAGGGTAATTGCTTGTCCTGACCCAACAGGTAGTGCAAGAAAAACCAGTGGAGTTGGTGTTACAGACCATACGATCTTAAGAAGGAATGGTTTTACTGTTATGAGTCCTAAATCTCCCTGGAAAATTAGAGATAAGATTACTGCTGTTAATACTGCATTGTTGGATGCGGAAGGAAATCAAAGAACATTCATCCATCCTCGATGTAAAGAATTAATAAAAGCACTTAGAACTCTAACTTACGCTCCAAATACAGGGATGCCTAATAAGCATCTAGGAGTTGACCATGCTTTTGATGCTTTTGGTTATCTTTGTTTGCAGCAATTTAATTTGGCAAAACCAGAGACATTAGGTCAAACTGCGTTTAGAATATACTAAGAACTACCTAATTCTTACTATGCCTTACCATACTGGGATGAAAAAGAAGAAGAAAAAGAAGAAAGGAGGTAAAAAGCGTGGCGAATGTTCCTGTAAATAAAACACTTTACGCTAGAGTAAAAGCTGAAGCTAAACGCAAATTTGCTGTTTATCCTTCTGCATATGCTAATGCGTGGCTTGTACGAGAGTACAAAAAACGTGGCGGTACTTATCGAGTGGAGAAAAAACGTGCCACAAAAAAGAAAAAGTAGTACAAATCCTAGAGCCAAAGGTGGTTTAACACGTTGGTTTAAGGAAAATTGGGTAGATGTAAAGACAGGAAAGCCTTGTGGTCGTTCAAAAGGTGAAAAAAGAGGCTATCCAGCCTGTAGACCAAGTAAACGTGTCTCAAGTAAGACACCTAAGACAGTAGGAGAGATGACAGCAGCCGAAAAAGCAAGATTTAAACGTGAAAAGACCAGTAGTAAGAAAATAAATTATCAACATAGACGTAAAAAGAAGAAAAAATAAGTGTAAAATCTTAAGTAAAGCGGTAATATAGAGTTATCTAGGAAAAATCATGCCTAAAAAGTCCTATTCTGCAAAACAAAGGAAATTAGCTGCTGTTGCACCTCCTAGAGATAAAATCACTGGTGCTGATTTTAAAAAATTAAAAGGTAAGAAGAAGAGAAAGAAAAAATGAAACTAACCACTCGTCAAAAAAACCTATTAATGAAACATTCTGAACATCATAGTGATAAACATATGGAGTTTATGAAAAGAAGGATGCGAGCAGGGGATTCATTTACTGTCGCTCATAAAAAAGCACAGGCAAAGGTAGGAAAATGATGAGAAAAAAACGTAAATCTGTAAGTTTATCTGTTGGAAGAGGTGAAAAATCCAAAAAAGGTGGCCTGACAGCCAAAGGTAGAGCAAAATATAACAGAGCAACAGGATCTAATTTAAAAGCACCTGTTACTAAAAAATCAGGTCTTACACCAAAAGAAAAAGCCAGAAGAAAATCTTTTTGTGCTCGTATGGCAGGAGTCAAAGGGCCACTTAAAGATAGTAAAGGCAGACCTACAAGAAAAGCGTTAGCCTTAAAACGATGGAGGTGTTGACATGACTTACGCAGTACCAGGAAGAATCCAAACCGCTATTACAGCTAGTTCTTATCTAGGTGGTAGCGATAGTCCGTTTACTCGCACCAGAGCAGTAGTGGATATGATGAAAGGTTGGGAAATAATGAGAGCAGTAACAGAAGGAACAGAATATCTCAGAGAAAACTCTGAAGCATTTTTACCTTTAGAACCAAGAGAAGATTATGATGCTTACCTAGCAAGAGTAAATAGAGCAGTATTTAGTCCTTTTACACAAAGATTAATTAGAGCAGCGACAGGTCTTGTATTAAGAAAACCAATATCTTTAATAGGTGATCCTTACTGGACAGAGATGTTTAAAATGGATGTCGATGGTTGTGGGTCGGATTTAGATGAATACGCAAGAAGATTATTGATGTGTTCTCTTACTTATGGTCAAAGTCATATTCTTGTAGATTATCCAGCACCATCAGGAGCAGTAAGTTTAGCTGAAGAAAGACAGCAAAATCGTAGACCATATTGGATTGAGGTCGACCCAACAAACATTTACGGTTGGAGATTAGATAGAGAGTCAAATTATGGTAATTTGATACAGGTGAGAATAGCTGAGAAGGCAGTTTTACCTGATGGAGACTTTGGTGAAAAGATTTATGACCAAGTTCGAGTTATAGAACCAGGTCGTTATCGTGTTTTCAGGAAAAGAGAAACAGTTGAGGATCTTTATGAAGATGATGGCGGTGGATATGCAGGAAGTATTTCTAGCCCTGAAGGTGCAAAAGACTACGAATTAGCAGAATCGGGTGAATTTTCTCTTGGTGAAGTACCTTTAGTTTCAATCTATTCTGGAAAAGTTGAAAATTTAGTAAGTAAACCACCTTTATTAGACATTGCTTATTTAAACCTTGCACATTTTCAAAGACAAGCTGATTTAATTCATAGTTTGCACGTTGCATCTCAACCAATGCTTGTTATGGAAGGTTATGACGATCAGACAAAAGATTTAGCTATATCTGTAAATTATGCAATGGCAACTCAGCCAGGCAATAAAGTTTATTATGTAGAACCAGCTTCTAGTGCTTTTGATGCTCAATCAGCAGAAATTAAAGAATTACAAATGCAAATGGCTACTCTTGGTATTAGTACTTTGAGTCAACAAAAATTTGTAGCTGAATCTGCTGATGCTAGAAGATTAGATCGTGTTGATACAAATTCTATGCTTGCGATGGTTTCTATGGAATTAGAGCAAAAATTACAAAAAGCATTTAATTTATCTGCTGAATATGTAGGAATTGACGCTCCAGAAGTAAAAATTAGTAGAGATTTTGATATTGAAAGGCTAATTGGACAAGATATTACAGCATTAACAGCATTATTCGATCAGCAAGTGATAGATAGAGAAGAATTTAGAGATATTCTTGTTCAAGGTGAAGTTTTACCAACAGCAAATGAGGTCAAACCAGAATAGTTTGTTACAATGATAGTTAAGTACATATAAATTATGGGTAAACATCTAGATTATGTTCAGCAATCTGATGGAACATATAAGTGGGAACTGGCAGAAATCCCTGCTGTTAAATCCACTCCAGCAGAACCAGCTAAACCAAAAGCAGAGACTAAAAAAGTTTCTAAAAAGAAAAACACAAGCCCACTTTCTGACTAATTCATGGCAATCGAAGAAAAAGTAGTTCAGTCTGAGTCTGTGACTCCTACTGATCAGTCCGTGACTGAAACTCCTTCACAACCAACACAACCAAACGCACCTGATCTTACTGCTGTTAAAACACAATATGAAGAACAGATTGCAGCACTAAAAAAACAAATCGCTGAAGGCGAAGAAAAATTTAAAGGTGCAAAGTCTAAATTAGACGAAGTTTATAAGAAAAAAGAAGAGCAACGAAAACAAGAGTTAGAAGATCAAGGACAATGGAAAACTCTTTGGGAAGAGGCTAATAAAACTGCTCAAGATAAAGACCAACAAATAAATGCTTTATCTCAACAATTAGAAGATATGAAAACTTCTAATGAAATGGCTTCTACAAAAACAACAGCACTTGCAGCTATTAGTAATCTTGGTGCGATTAATGCAGAACAGACTCTTTCTTTGCTACAAAGCAAGCTAAAACGTAACGCTGAAGGAAAGGTTGTTGTTATAAATGGTGGTATTGAACAGGATTTGAATGTCTATCTTACGAGTCTCAAAAATCCTGGTAGTGGATGGGAACATCACTTCAAACCAAGTAGTGCTGCTGGTAT